TGGTGTTCGTCCGGTATTTTTAATCGGTTAAATCTCCGCCCCTTGCGGGCGGTTATATTTTTGAGAAAGGAGAATCCGATATGGGAAAAATAAATTGGTCTAAAATTTTTAAAGCAGTTCAGAGTTCCGCTAAAAAGCATACGCCTGAAATACTAACCGGAATCGGTATTACGGGATTAGTTAGTGCTGGCGTAATGGCGGTAAGAGCCACTCCAAAAGCATTAATGCTTATTGAGGAGAAAAAATACGACTACGATGTCGATGAGCTGACTAAACTTGAAACTATAAAGACAACTTGGACTTGTTATGTTCCATCAGTTATTGTTGGTGGAATGTCAGTTTGTTGTCTTATCGGAGCGAGTTCAGTAAACTTTAGAAGAAATGCGGCATTAGCAACCGCGTACAGCTTATCTGAGTCTGCTTTGAAAGAGTATCAGGAGAAAGTAGTTGAGGTTATCGGTGAGAAAAAAGAACAGGATGTACGAGATGCAATCGTAAAAGACAAGATTGACAAAACTCCTGTTACGAATCGTGAGGTCTTTCTTACCGAAAAAGGAAATACTCTATGTCTTGATTTGATGTCTAAACGATATTTCAGAACAGACATAGATATGTTAAAACGGGCTGTAAACGAATTAAATCGTCGTATGCGTGATGAAATGTTTATATCTTTGAACGATTTCTACTATGAAATAGGTTTGGATGGTATTAAACTTGGCGATGACCTCGGTTGGAACATAGATAGAGGTTATATTGACTTACAGTTCAGTTCACAGCTTGCAAATGACGAAACTCCGTGTCTTGTAATTGATTATGAGGTTGCGCCGGAGTATGACTATCATTAAAATCGCGAAAATTTCAATGTACTTTATGGAAAGAATCCATTATTAAAAATAAATTTAGGAGGTAACAATTATGGATGCAAAAGAAATCATGACAAACGAGGAAGTTATGGAGGTAACTGAAGACATCGTTAAAACTGGTACAGGAAAAGGTTTTAAAGTGGCAGCAGGTGTTGGAGCGGTTATGCTTATAGGCGGTCTTGCTTATAAGTTCGTAATCAAACCGGCTATTGCGAAATTTAAAGCCAATAATGAACAGGAAGATTATGTTGAGGTAAATCCCGTATGTTCCGAGGAAGTCGAAGAAGATTTTGAATCTGAGGAAAACTAAATTAAAATGCGATTCAAGGGAGAGAGTATCTGAAACACGGTACTTTCTCTTTTTGTTTTTGCAGAGGAGGATTTTATGAATCAGTATTCATACGATGGTCCTGTTATGGAATTTGATAACTGTGTTATGGCAAGATGGAAAGCTTCTACATACGCAGTATCCGAAAAGAAAGCAAGAAATAATCTGGCTTATCGTTTTAAAAAGGAAAATAACAGAGTTCCAAATACAAAAATCACTCTTCCGGGTGAGATTAAATTAGTATCGTGAAAGGAGGAATTTTTGTGGAGAATTATAAGCCTAATTCGCACAAATCTAAGGAAGAACAGCAGGAAGCCTTGGCTGAACGAAAAGTGGAAAAAGTAATCAAAGGCTCTGCTAAAACCAAGAAAAGAAGCGATGTAAAAAAGTTCGCAGATGTATTTATATCTGAAGATGCTGGTAATGTGAAATCTTACATAATTATGGATGTCCTTATTCCGGCAATAAAGAAAGCCATATCGGATATTGTAACGAATGGTATTGATATGATGTTGTATGGAGAGGCTGGACGAAGTAAAAAGAAGTCCCCTGCTTCTAAGATATCTTACAGAAGTTACTACGAATCAGATAATGACCGAAGAAGAGATTACAGTTCGATAAGAACAAGAAGCACTTACGAATATGACGATATTGTGCTTGATAACCGTGGTGAAGCTGAAAGTGTTCTCTCTACAATGGACGAGCTTGTTGAAACTTACGGTATGGTTAGTGTGGCTGATTTATACGAACTTGTTGGAATTCAAGGAAGTTACACCGACAATAAGTACGGATGGACAAAGAATATCCGAAATGCAAGCGTTGTTCGTGTAAGAGACGGGTATTTACTCAAGCTTCCGAAAGCTCTTCCGTTTGATTAAGGAGCGATATTTATGGATGGATATTATACATCATATGGTTATATCGGTTTCATCGGCGAAGAAACGATGTTGTTTGCTACTGAAGCCGATTATGAAGAATATTATAACAGTTTAAAGGAGAATGATTAAAATGGCGTACGAGTCTAAAGACGAGTTAGTTTCACATCCGTCTCATTACCAATCAGAAACCGGATTAGAGGTTATTGATGTAATTGAGGCGTTTACTTTTGATTTAAAGGGTATCGAAGCGGTTGATACGGCTAATGTGCTTAAGTATATTTGTCGTTGGGACAAGAAAAATGGTCTTCAGGACCTTGAGAAAGCTATGTGGTACTTGCAACACCTTATCGAGCATGTTCGTAAGTTGAAAGAAGAAAACGAGCAGGTCGATTTATATGCGAACGGACAAAAAGTCGCATCTATTTCAAATAATAAAAATGAAAAGGAGATTTTTAAGAATTATGAAAACAACAGGAATTGCTAATAAAGTGAGTTCGACTTTCAGCAAAGTCAGCTTACGCGTAAAAAAACATAGCTCTGAAATCCTTGTGATTGCGGGCGTTGTAGGCGTTGTTGCAAGTGGTGTTATGGCTTGTGTGGCGACTACAAAAGTTAATAAGGTTGTCGATAAGACTAAGGACGATATCGACAGAATTCATACATCAGTAGAAAACGGCGTTACTCCTCAGGGAGAATCATATTCAGTTAAGGACTCGCACAGAGACCTCACTATCGCTTATATTCAGACTGGCGTTAATTTCGCTAAGCTTTACGGTCCCTCTATTATCTTGGGTGGGCTTTCAATCACAAGTATACTGACTTCTAATAACATTCTTCGCAAGAGAAATGTGGCGTTAATGGCGGCATATACAGCGGTTGATAAGAGCTTCAAAGAATACAGAGGTCGAGTTATCGAAAAATTCGGTGAAGAAATTGACAAAGAGTTGAAATACGGCATCAAAGCCAAAGAAGTTACTGAAAAGGTTATCGGCGAAGACGGAAAAGAAAAAAAGGTAAAAAAGACGGTCGGAGTTGTTGACCCAAACAAGATTAGCGAATATGCAATCGTATTCGATGAAACTTGTGCGTCTTATGACAGTAACCCTGATTATAACAGAATGTTTCTTAATTCACAGCAGCAGTGGGCAAACGATAAACTCAAAGCGAATAAGCATTTGTTCTTAAACGAGATTTATGATGAACTCGGAGTCAAACGAACTCCGGCAGGAAGCGTAGTTGGTTGGGTTTATAATCCAGACGAGCCTAATGGAGATAACTTTGTTGAATTCATTATTCATCAGACTTATAAAGAAAAGGACGGCGACCTTGTCCCGGTAACAATCGTGGACTTTAATGTCGATGGGATTATATACAACCTGATTTAAGGAGGTAATTATGCGAAAGAAACTTATAGCGATGGTCGTGTGTACTATAGCGACTATCATATTAACATCCGGTGCGGTATCGAATGGCGATGGGGGTTCTGCTGAATGCTTTAATGCTCAACCCCCTAAGGTTGAAACGATAATAGTAGAACCTGCATACACATCTCTTGGCGTGCCAAATATTGATAGCTCATTCAAGACTTATATGGACTACAGATGCATTACGAATAAAAACAGTGCTCAGTATAAATTTATAAGTGCTTGGGGTTGGAGTGATTCAAATGGTTTTATGAGAGCCAACGGTGAAAGAGATTTGGGTATCAAAGACGATTATTATTTAATTGCTCTTGGTTCATATTATGGTACTACAATCGGAACAAAGTATAAAATCACAACAGACACTGGTAATGTATTTTACGGTGTTCTCGCAGATTGTAAGGATGATAGACACACGAATAATACACATCAATATTCTTACAACAACGATGTAGTCGAGTTTATAGTTGATACAAAAAAACTCAACAAAACAGTTAAAGTAATGGGAAGTGCAAATGTGTATATGCCGTTAAACGGTAGAATCGCAAGTATTGAACGCATTAATTTCTAAAAATGAAAGGAGTCGAAGAAAATGAAAGTCGTATCTTATATTCTGGCATCATTAGCTGGTATTTGTTTAGTTAGTGGCGTTGCTGTATTGTCAACCGAAAGGAGGTAACGAGTATGGATGGTTTGGAAAACATCATTTATATGCTTGACGGTATATTGGATACAAAAAGTAAGCGTCATATTACAGGAGGGATACTTGTTAGTATCTCTTTATTATTTGGAGGGTTAGCGTTTACTGTTATGACTCTCAAAAACGAAGAGGAGGACGAAAAAATATGAGTAAATTTAAAGGATTTATGATATTTGCTTTTGGTGCGGCAGTTGGTTCCGTGGCGACTTGGAAATATCTCAAGACTACATACGAGCAAATTGCTCAAGAAGAAATTGATTCGGTTAAGGCTGCGTTTATGAATAAAGAACACGCAGTTGAGGCTGAGCCTGAAAGAACCATTCCTAAGGTAGAAAAAAACGGAAAAACTCCTAATGTTATGGATTTCACCGGAAGAAGTAAAACAAAAGATGGCTATATTGATTACTCGAATTTAAACGAGGACGACGCAATGGTGGTTAGAAAGAAAGTTGAAAAACCGTATGTTATAACCCCTGACGAGTTCGGTGAGTTCGAGTCGTACACAAAAATCAGTTTAACCTACTATGCCGACAAAGTTCTGGCAGATGAGAACGATGAGATTGTAGAAGATGTCGATGAAGTTGTAGGATTTGAATCATTAAACCATATTGGCGAATACGAAAATGATTCTGTACATGTTCGTAATGATATGTTGAAGTGTGATTATGAAATCCTGTTAGACCAAAGAGAATATTCTGAGGTCTTGAAGACTAAACCGCGTCAGGTGGAGGTAGAATGACGAATAACGAGCTGAATAACTTATATTTCGAGTGGATGTATCAGCTTGTTTGCGATGATTTGCCATATTCTAAAAAGCAGTCCTATCGGAAATTGTTATTTCGCTTACACGATATCGAGTTTGATTATTCTATTCCTATGGATGGAAATCGAGCCGAAGACGGAATAAACTTAAGGTATCGTTTCGGAGATGAGCAGTCAATTCATCAAGCAATGATTGCTTCATATTTAGACGATAAACCTTGCAGTGTTTTGGAAATGTTAATCGCCCTTGCTATTCGTTGTGAAGAGCATATTATGGACGACCCGGATATTGGAAACCGTACTGGACAATGGTTCGGCGGTATGATTGATAATCTTGGGTTAGGTTCTATGTATGACGAGAATTTCGATAGGGATTATGTCGATGAAAAAATCGGTATATTCCTTAACCGAGATTACGAACGAAATGGTAAGGGCGGTTTATTTACCGTTAAACATTGTAAGTACGATTTGCGTACTGTTGAGATATGGTATCAGATGTGCTGGTACTTAGACTATATTCTACAATCTTAGGAGGGTGTAATATGCACCATAAAAAAATCTATGAATGGTTCAAATTATATTTTCCACAATATGCTCAATTTGTCGAGGTTTGGTTTGCACACGGTAAAAACAGTGTCAGAGTTCGCCAAACTAACGGACAAGAGTTTATATTTACTTACAATGGTAAGGATAACTGGAAATTTGAAACTCGTAAAAGCTATGCAAACTATTTGAAAGAAAGGAGGTAACACCAATGGATGAAATGGTTCGTTATATTTTCGGAAATATGAAGAGTTACGAAGTATCGATGAAAAATGTGAAAAGAACACTTCGTGCACAGGCGAGAACAAACGCGTGGTTGGGTATATTTGCTTTAACCACGACTGCTTGTTTAATAGTGGCTGAAGTCAAACGAATAGAGCTTGAAGAAAAGGTCGTAGCTCTTAATGAAAAAATCGAGGAATTAAAAGGCGTGGAAGGAGTATAAAATGCGATGATCGACTTTTTGGTGATTTCAACACGTAGTACAAAGCGTGGTGTAATAGAAATCTATCCGAAGTTTCGTATTATGAAAAGCTCCGATTTAATGATTCGAGGCGGTGACTTCTACGCTATCTGGGATGACGAACGCGGAATTTGGTCAACAGACGAGCAAGATGTAATACGCTTGATTGACCGAGAACTTGATAAATACGCAGAAGAAAACCGCCAGCGTTTTGACTCTACGATAAAAGTCCTGCATATGTGGGACTCTGAGTCCGGAATGATTGACTCTTGGCATAAATATTGTCAAAAGCAAATGCGGGATTCGTTTCATATGTTGGATGAGAAACTTATATTTGCCAACACGGAAACCAATAAAAAAGATTACGCAAGTAAGAAACTTAACTACCCTCTCGAAAAAGGCGAAATCAATGCTTACGATAAACTGATGTCAACCTTATATACACCAGAGGAACGACACAAAATCGAATGGGCTATTGGTTCTATTGTTTCCGGCGAATCAAAGAAACTACAAAAGTTTATGGTTCTATATGGTGCAGCCGGAACAGGTAAATCTACAGTTCTTAATATTGTTCAACAGTTATTTGACGGGTATTATTCAGTATTTGATGCTAAGGCATTAGGTTCATCAAGTAACGCGTTTGCTCTTGAAGCGTTTAAAAGTAATCCGCTGGTAGCGATACAGCACGATGGCGACTTGTCAAAAATCGAAGATAATACCAGATTAAACAGTTTGGTATCTCACGAGCTTATGACGGTTAATGAAAAGTTCAGGTCACAATACGCTAACCGATTTAAGTGTTTCTTATTTATGGGTACGAACAAGCCTGTAAAGATTACGGACGGAAAATCAGGTCTTATACGAAGATTGATAGATGTTGCTCCATCAGGCAACAAATTAAGTCCAAAGGAATACAAAACGGTTGTAAAACAATTAGGATTTGAACTTGGTGCTATCGCGTATCATTGTCGAGAGGTATATTTAAGTAATCCGGGCATGTACGACGATTATATTCCTATTACTATGCTTGGTGCGTCGAATGATTTCTACAATTTCATCATCGATTCTTACCACGTGTTTAAAAAAGAGGACGGAACAACTCTTAAAGCTGCTTGGGAAATGTATAAAACATATTGCGAAGAAGCAAAAATCACATTTCCATTCTCACAGAGAATTTTCAAAGAGGAGCTTAAAAACTATTTCCGAGAATATAAAGAGCGTTTTAATCTTGACGATGGCACTCGCGTCAGGAGTTATTATGTAGGTTTTAGGACTGAAAAATTTGAGGAAAAGACTGTTGGTAAAAAAGAAGAGATTCATAAACCACATACTATTCAGTTTGAAAGTCAAGAATCTATATTCGATAAAGAGTGTTCAAACTGTCCTGCACAGTATGCAACAACAAAAGAAACCCCAACACAAAAATGGGAAAAAGTTGCTACAAAACTGTCGGACTTAGATACAACAAAGATTCATTATGTTAAAGTGCCGGAAAATCACATAGTTATCGACTTCGATATTCCAGACAAGGACGGTAACAAATCCTTTGAAAAGAATCTCGAAGAGGCAAGTAAATGGCCTGCTACTTATGCAGAACTCAGTAAGAGTGGTAGCGGTATTCACCTGCATTATATTTATACGGGCGATGTTTCAAAGCTCAGTAAGATATACGACGACTATGTTGAAGTTAAAGTATTTACCGGAAAAAGCTCATTACGACGAAAATTATCAAAATGTAATGACTTACCGATAGCTACTATATCTTCCGGACTACCACTGAAAGGAGAAAGCAAAATGGTGAATTTTGAATCTGTAAAAAGCGAGAAAGGTCTTAGGACGCTGATTAAACGAAATCTTAATAAAGAAATCCATCCAGCAACTAAGCCAAGTATCGACTTTATTTACAAAATACTTGAAGACGCATATTCAAGTGATTTGAGCTATGATGTCACAGATATGCGTAATGCCATTTTAGCATTTGCCGCGAGCAGTTCTCACCAATCGGAGTATTGTATTAAATTGGTGAATAAAATGCAATTCAAGTCAGAAGACCCATCGGTAAATGTTAAGAATGACGAAGCAAAACTTGTATTCTACGATGTCGAGGTATTTCCGAATCTATTCCTTGTGAACTGGAAAATTGAGGGCTATGGAAAACCTGTTGTACGAATGATTAATCCTACTCCAACAGAAATCGAAGAGCTTATGCAATTCAGATTAGTTGGCTTCAACTGTAGAAGATATGATAATCATATTTTGTACGCACGACTTATGGGATACACGAATGAACAGTTATACAACCTGTCACAAAGAATCGTCAACGGAAGTGCGAATTGTTTCTTCGGGGAAGCTTATAATGTGTCATTTACAGATGTCTACGACTTTGCTTCTGCGGGAAATAAAAAGAGCTTAAAGAAGATGGAAATTGAGATGGGAAACACTACTGAGGAAGAACTTCAAAAGAAAGGTTTTACGGAAGATGAAATCAAAGTCATCAAAGCCGGAACCCACCATCAAGAGTTAGGACTTCCTTGGGACCAGCCCGTTCCTGAAGAGCGTTGGGTTGAAGTTGCTGAATATTGTGATAATGATGTTATAGCAACTGAAGCAGCATTCATATATTTGAAATCCGACTGGGCTGCACGACAGATTCTGGCGGACTTGGCTGAGATGACGGTTAATGATACAACAAACTCATTAACAACAAAGTTTATATTTGGCAATAACAGAAAACCTCAAGACCAATTTAACTATCGTGATTTATCACAACCGGTACACGATTTGGACGAGGAAACTTATGAGTTCTTAAGTGAGATTGCACCTGAAATGATGTCCAAAACTCACGGCGAAGCAGGAAGTTTCTTACCATATTTTCCGGGATACAAATTCGACCACGGAAAGTCTATATATCGTGGTGAGGAAGTTGGTGAAGGCGGTTATGTTTACGCTGAACCCGGTATGTATGGTAATGTAGCATTGCTTGATATTACCTCTATGCATCCTCATAGTATGATGCTTGAAGTTCTGTTCGGTGTTGAATTCACCAGACGACTTTATGAAATAGTGTACGGACGAGTACATATTAAGCACGAAGCTTGGGATGCGGTAAATAAAATGCTGGACGGCAAGCTCACAAAATATATTCAGAAAGTTCTGGATGGTGAAATGTCATCAGGTGATTTGGCAAATGCTTTAAAAACTGCGATTAACTCTGTTTATGGCTTAACATCAGCGGGATTTGATAACGCGTTTAGGGACAAGCGTAATAAAGATAATATAGTTGCAAAACGAGGAGCCTTGTTTATGATTAACCTTAAGTATGAGGTGCAGAAACGAGGCTTTACTGTTGCTCATATTAAGACTGACTCTATCAAGATTCCGGACGCAACTCCTGAAATTATCCAGTTTGTTATGGATTATGGTAAGGAATACGGCTACACCTTTGAACACGAGGCTACATACGACAGAATGTGTCTTGTTAATGATGCCGTTTATATTGCCAAGTATCAAGATGGTAAATGGACAGCTACTGGTACGCAGTTCCAAGTTCCGTATGTTTTCAAGAAACTCTTCACAAAAGATGATATTCTATTTGAAGATATGTGTGAAACGAAATCCGTAACCACAGCGTTATATTTGGATATGAATGAGGATTTGCCAGATGTTGGCGAGTATGAGGAAGTTAAGCAATACCGAATTAAATTCCCGGATTGGACCACCCAAGGAATGGAAGCAAGTAATAAAGCTACCAAACTTCTAAAAGAATACGAACATCTATCTGACGAGGAACTAAATGAAAAGATAGCTGTTGGACACGACTATCACTTTATTGGAAAAGTTGGTCAGTTCTGTCCAATCAAAGACGGTTGTGGTGGTGGACTGCTTATGCGTGAAAAAGATGGTAAATATCACGCGGCAACTGGTTCAAAAGGATTTAGATGGCTGGAATCTGAAATGGTAAAAGAACTTGATAAATCAGATGATATAGAGCGTAAATTCTATAATCAGTTGGTTGACGAGGCAGTTGCTACCATTTCTCAATACGGCGACTTTGAATGGTTCGTGTCTGAAGACCCATATGTACCACCGAAAAAAGATGTTCCACCTTGGTTATGTCCTTGCGGGGATAACAAATACAAATCCTGCTTTGACTGTCCAAACTTTAACGATGATATGTTCCATTTAGATTGTAACTTGGGATATGATATTTCAGATATCATTTTAAAAGATGAGACTATAAAAACTAATAAAAAATAAGGAGATTAAAAATTATGGAAAGATTAGATAACATCATTATTGAAGACGCTCGAATTATGTTCAGAAACTTTTCGGGTAGAGAAACAAAATACAACCGTGAGGGCGATAGAAACTTCTGCGTTGTTATAGAAGATATGGATTATGCACAGAAACTTGCCGAAGATGGCTGGAATGTAAGAATTCTTGCTCCGCGTGATGAGAACGATGAGCCAAGACATTATATTCAGGTAGCGGTAAGCTTCGACAACATTCCTCCGAAAGTTAAGATGATTACCAGAAGAAAGCAGACAACATTGGATGAGGAGTCCATCGGCACGCTTGACTTTGCAGAAATCAGAAATGTTGACCTTACCATCAGACCGTATAACTGGGAAGTTAATGGTAAGACAGGCGTAAAAGCATATCTGAAGACATTGTATGTGACAATCGAAGAAGATGAGTTCGCGGCTAAGTATGCTGAGGACGAATATCCGGAGGAGATGTAATTATGGATAAGAATAAATGGACAAACATCGGGTATAGATGCGGGCAGATATTTGCCTGCACTTGCCTTATGTGTTTACTCGTTATAGCTGTTGCGGTAACTTTCAAGTTTCTGCAATGGCTGTTTTAATTAGCAAATAAAATTCTATTTAGACGAAAGGAGGAGAAATGATGGATATTAACGGATATTTGAAAAACTTGGGTAGATTTATTCTCAATTCTGCAGAAGATTACGCACGAAAAAACAACAAACCTACGCGTCATCCTATTAAAGAAATAGGAACAACTGTTATCGAAGGAATTGCGAAAGATGAGCCGATTGTTGAAACAGTTGAAGAACCAGTTCGCAACGAGAAGCCATTTCTAAGAGACAGCGATAAAGAGTTTATAAAACTTTATAAACAACTCACATATCGACATAACTCTTGGTCTGTATGGAGCGACTTCGTGACGACGTTTGCATGTTCGTTATCGAACCCTGTTGATAAAGAGCATTTTGAAGAAAGAGAAAATCTTTATTTGAAGATTATCAACAAGTACAGCAAAGATGAACAGCAGATATTCCCTAAACTTGCGGCAGAAACAGTTATGGCTTTAGAGAGAAATCCGGAACAGGACTTTCTTGGAAAAATCTATATGAATTTAGGTTTAGGTAGCAAAAGCACTTCACAGTTCTTCACACCATATCATATTTGTCAACTTATGGCGGCTGTTTCAGTTGGTAATGTTGTGGACGAGGTTAATGAGAAAGGTTATATTTCTATCAATGACCCAACTTGCGGAGCCGGAGCAACTCTTATTGCTGGTGTTCACGAAGTTAGAAAGCAATTGGAAAAAGTTAATATGAATTTCCAAAATCATGTGTTGGTTGTTGGTCAGGATATTGATTTCACTGTTGCGATGATGTGTTATATTCAACTTTCTCTTCTTGGAGTCGCTGGTTACATAAAGGTTGGGAATTCACTAACTGAACCAATGACTACGGATGATACGACTGAAAATTATTGGTTTACTCCGATGTATTTCTCTACGGTTTGGAGAACGAGACGGATGCTACAAAAAGTGGATTCCATAACTCGAAAGGAAGAGAAAAATGGGAATACAATTACGTGATTACCAGTTAGACGCAGTCAAACGCATGAAAAACGGTTGCATTCTCTGCGGAGGGGTTGGTTCTGGGAAATCTCTAACTTCCTTGGCTTATTACTATCTACAGCAAGGCGGTGATATTAACTCTCTTAAAGGCGATGATTATGTTCCTATGGACGACCCACCAAAAGACTTATATATTATCACTACTGCTCGAAAAAGAGATACCTTGGAATGGGAGGCAGAATTATCTCACTTCCTCCTCTCCACTCATCCTGAAGTGAACTTATATTCTAACAAGGTTGTTGTGGACTCTTGGAACAATATAAAAAAATACGAAAAGGTCTATAACGCATTCTTTATATTTGACGAACAGCGAGTGGTTGGTTCTGGAGAATGGGTAAAGGCATTCTTGAATATCGCGAGAAAAAATAGATGGATTTTACTTTCTGCTACTCCCGGTGATTGTTGGGCGGATTATATTCCAGTGTTTGTTGCTAATGGATTCTACAGAAATAGAACTGAATTCAAACAAAGACACATTGTTTATAGTCGCTTTACAAAGTATCCAAAAATAGATAAATATTTGGAAACGGGACGGCTTCTAAGGTTAAAACAGTCTATTCTTGTTGATATGGACTTTAAACGCGAAACCAATGCTCATCACGAAGATGTCTATGTTACATACAGCGTAGAACAATACAAAGATGTTAGCCGAACTCGCTGGAATCCATACAAGGAAGAACCTATTAAAAACGCAAGTGAATTGTGTAGCGTTTGGCGAAAAATCGTCAATACAGATGTTTCTCGACAAATAGCTCTTTTGGAAATCATTGAAAAACACCCAAAAGCAATCGTATTCTACAACTTTGATTATGAGCTTGAGATATTGAAAGGATTATATTACGGCGATGATGTTAAAATCGCTGAATGGAACGGTCATACTCACCAACCTATTCCCGATGGCGATAAATGGATATATTTAGTCCAATATAACGCGGGAGCTGAAGGTTGGAACTGCATAACCACAGACACCATTATATTCTACTCACAGAATTATTCATACAGGATTATGGAGCAATCTGCGGGACGAATAGACAGAATGAATACACCATTCAAAGAATTATATTATTATCATCTCAAATCAAGGTCTGGAATTGATTTAGCTATATGCAGAGCTTTACGAGAAAAGAAAAACTTTAATGAAACTAAATATGTTGGTAGCAGAGTGACTCTTAGTGAACAAAGGAGTCTGGCTGCGTAAATCGAAAGGAGATTTTAAAAATGAAGAAAAATTGGAAATTATGTTTAATTATATTGGCGGGTATCTTGTCAATCATTTTACTTTGTGTATTCGGTGTTCAAAGTTCACAGAATAAAGCATTCTCTCTTGAAGAGCAGGTAAATACGGCGTCTTCTGATATAAAAGTTCAAGAGAAAAGAAGGGTTGATTTAGTTTACAATTTGGCAGACTGTGTTAAACAGTATGATAAACACGAAGCAGACACTCTTACTGCTATTGTAGACGGTCGAGGTTCATCGGGAGATATTGAAAATGTTACAACTATAATGACTCGGGAGAATTAATAGGACGACCCCACAGAAAATTAACTGAATCCGAACGAAAGGAGAATAGTGATATTTTATGATTAAGTCATTAACAGATTTAAGAAAACATTTAACCGACCTTGTCGGACATATAACATTTGATTATAATGGATATTCTTGCGGTATTGACCCATTATTTAAAGAAGAGTTTGAAATGTGGTATGGTAATGAATTCGTTGTTGTAAAAAGTATTGACGAGGTGTTCAACAAACCATTCTTCAATGAAAAAGCTCTAAATGATATTTGGGACGATGTAACGAATATTGATTACTAATTAAAAAAATAAAATCGAAACACTCTGAATTGTGTAAAAGCAGTTTGGAGTGTTTTTTATTAGTCTGAAAGGAGAAGAAGACTTATGAAAATAAAAGTTTATGATACTATGCCACCATTATGTAAACATTACAATCCCCATATGGATACTTTGCTTGAATATTGCAAATGTCTATACAAATTAAAAGATTGTGCCTGCGGAGGTTCATTACATATTTTGTTGGATGACGACAATATTAATACAGACGATATCTTGTTCTGTCTTAACGAATGTATAACTCATCCAGAAAAAGAAGAATCCGAGTTGGGAATCTTGATATGTAAAGAATATTTGAAACTTTCTTTTGAGGAGAGATTATTCTTCGATAGCATATGGAATGGTATGCCTAAAGAATGTATGGAAATGACAGAATGCAAAAACTGTCCGAGAATGGAACATGTTTAAAAAGGAGGGTTAAATATGATTAAAATTGAAAACTTTGAAGT